CCCTGGGCAAAAGCGGGAGCGCCGAAGCCACGGCCGCCGCGCGCATGAACACGACCCAGGGCACGCTACTGAAATTAAAGTCGGCTACCGACGATCTGGCTATTTCGGTCGGGTCGCTGCTTTTGCCGGGCGTTACGGAATTAGCCACTAAGGCGGCGCTTATCGCTAACCGCATGGCCGCCTGGTCCGAAGCAAACCCCGCACTTAGCGCCGGTATTGCAAAATTCGCCATAGGACTAACCGCCGTTTTAGGCGTCGCGTCCGCCGTCGGTTTTGTGATTAGCGGAATATCTACGACCGTGGGCGTGCTTGCGCCTATCCTTTCCGCCGTCATTACCGGCGTCGGCGCGGCCGTTGCGGCCGTGGGCGCGGTGCCGATCGCAATAGGGGCCGCCATTGTCGGCGCGGCGCTCCTGATTTACAAGTATTGGGACAATATAAAAAGTTTCTTTGTCGGCGCATGGGATTTTATGAAGGCGGCGGGCGCGAAGATTCCCGAAATGCTGGCCGCCGGTATCCGCGCGTCGATAATGCTGCCTTTTAACGCGGGCAAAGCCGTCGTGCAAAAGGTCCGCGACCTGCTACCGTTTAGCCCGGCGAAGGTCGGGCCGCTGAAAGACCTCCACAAAATTAAGCTGGTCGAAACGATCGCCGCGACGATCAAACCCGCGCCGATGGTCGACGCGATGGCGGGCGCGGTGGGCACCTTCGCGAACAGCAGCCCGACGCCAAGCGCCGGCGCGGGCGGCCGTGGCGGCACCGTGAATTATAGCCCGGTTTTGAATTTCACCGGCGCGGTAACTGAGCAAACAAAAGCCGACTTTGCCGCGCAACTGCGCGCGCATAAGAACGACATCGAGCGCATATTGCGCGATATTGCCACGAACCAATTAAGAACTTCCTACTAATGCCATACACCCTCGGAAATATACGATTTACCGGTCAGTACGGGCCGAAGGCGCTAACGAGCCAACACGCCGCCCGGTACGCCAATACGGCGCTGGTGGGAGGCGGTACCGTATTGCAAAAGACCGGCGACGAGCCGGTAACCTTGGATTTTGAAGCCTATTTGCATTTTAGTTTTATCAACGTCGCGGCCGCGGTCCTTGCGTTTGAAACCGCCAAGGCAAGCGGCGCGGCGTTGCCGCTAAGCGACGACGAAGGTGGGCAATACGGCGACTACGTTATAACGTCTTACAGCGTCACCAGATCGCAGGCCAACCCGACCGGCGAAACGGTAGCCGCTACCGTGGCCGTGTCGTTGTTGCAATACGTCGACCCGGACCCCGCCGGAACGGCGTTAAGGGCTTCGGCGTCCAACGCCCTGGCGCTATCCGCTAACAACCCCATCCCCGCCGTGGTGGCCGCGCTACCGCTTACCGACCAGGGCCAGGTAGTGTCTACCACCTTGTCGGCAAACAGCGGAGTGACGGCCGCCGCCGTATTGGTCGACCAGGCCGCGATACCGGGCGCGGATAGCGTTTCTATCCTTAGCCGCGCCAGCGCCCTATATAGCGACGCGCGCCGCGCGATCGAAGCCACGGCCGCCAAGCTTACGGAAGCGCAAACCCTGGCGGGCCGCGTGCCCGGTATGCTGGAGGCCGCGCAGGCCGCCGCCCTTGTTTTCAGCAGCGCCGCCGAAGCGGCCGCCGCCGGGGACATCACTAACGCGAAGGCGCAAAGCGTTAACGCCGTCGCAAGTATTGCAGGCGTGGCCGCGATCGGCCGCCCGCTATTCGTTGACCAAATACTCCGCCGATAATGGATTACATTAAGTACACAACCGAACAGGGCGAACGCTTCGACCAGATCGCGCAAAAACTATTCGGCGAACCCGGACGGTGGAAGGACGTAATTAACGCGAACCCCACATTGGCGCTGGTTAAAAACTTCGATGCGGGCGTCGTTATCCGGGTGCCTATTTTGCAAACCGCGACGCCTACCGGCGTGGCCGCAAACTTACCGCCGTGGAAACGATAACGCCCGAAATTACGATCGTCTACAATAAGCGAAACGTTACGGCCGACCTATTGCCGTACCTGGCCGCATTTGAATATTTGGACAACGCCACAGGCAAAAGCGACGAAGTGACGATACAACTAGCGGACCCCGCCGGGCTTTTTATTGGTGATTGGTACCCGGAAAAAGGCGACACGCTGGAAATTTATTTCGGGTTCGTCGGCAACATGGTACCGGCCGGGCTTTTTGAAATTGATCAGATCGAGGTAAGCGGCCAACCGTCGACCGTTTCGCTTATGGCGATAGCCGCGCCGACGTCGCGCGCGCTACGTACACGCCGAAGCGTCGCCCACGAAAATAGCAGCTTGCGCAAGATCGCCGAAAAGGTAGCGGAGCGCAACGGGCTAACCGTTACCGGACAAATCGACGAGGCGCTGGCCGTTCGTCGGGCTACACAAAACCGCGAAACGGATTTATCTTTTTTGTACAGATTGGCGAGAAAATACGGGTATGGGTTCAACGTTCGCGGCGCGGATTTGGTATTTTATTCGCTTTACGCCTTGGAGGGCGAAGCGGCAAAGAAAACGATCGACCTGGCCGACGTGGTAAGTTATGCCTTCCGGGCAAAGACCGCCGCCACGTACAAAAGCGCGCAGCTAAGTTATCACAACCCGGACACCCAGGAAATAGTCAGCTTTGAAAACGGCGAGGACACCCTGGCGTTTTTCACCGGCGCTTCGGCTACCCTGCCAACGCGAACGGCCGCGCCGGTAAGCGCGCAGCAGGAGGCGGTATTTTTTGAGAATGGCGAGGACACCCTGGCGTTTTTCACCGGCTCCGCCGATACGCTGCGCGTATACGAAAAGGCCAAAGACCCCGCCACGGCGGCGGCCGTTACGCGCGCGGCGCTATACGAAAAGAATACGCAAAAGGTGACCGGCGCGCTGGTCGTCGTTGGCGACGTCAATTTATTGGCCGGTAATAATATTGAGGTGACCGGCGCCGGTAAGTTTTCCGGCCGGTACCATATCGAAAGCAGCCGCCACACGATCACCCCGGCGGGCGGATATGGGACCAGCCTCGAAATAAAAAAAGTAGGTTGATATGTTAAAATTCGGTACCGTATGCGCGACAGATCACCCCGCCGGACTTGTCCGCGTGGAATTAGACGACGACGCCCTGGTGAGCTATTGGCTTAGCCCGGCGCACCTTACGACGCGCAACGCGCGCGCCTTCGCGCCGCTGGCTATCGGTGAGCACGTCGCGTGCTTATTTGACGAAAACCTGGAGGACGGCGTCGTTTTGGGCGCGATATACTCCACCGCCGACCGCCCCGAAGGCGACGCGGCGCGCACCTTTCTGGAATTTTTGGATAAGGTTTCTATTGAGTACGACGCGGACGCCCAGGCGTTTATCATAACGAATAGTGCCGTGTCGGTGACCGTCGCCGACAATAAGGTAACGATAAGCCGGGGCGGCGACAGCCTTGGCGCGGCGTTGTCCGACCTTATCGACGCGATGGCGCTGGAAACGCACACCAGCGCGGCGCCGGGTTCGCCAACGACGCCGCCGCTAAACGCCGCAAGTTACACGGCAATTAAGACAAGGCTTTTAAATTTCCTCGGATAATGGCACGCATACAAGATATAATTTCGGCTAATTGGCAACTGAGCGCCGCCACGTTTGCGCAGGTCGTTGAAGGTGCGGACAGTTACAACCAAAGTATAATTTTGGCCGTAACGACGCGCCAAGGCTCCGACCCTTTCCGGCCGACTTTCGGCTCGGACATTTGGCAGTATATAGATAAACCCGTAAACGTGGCCGCGTCCGGCATCGTTCGCGCTATCCGTAACGCCGTAGCGTTATGGGTGCCGGGCATTACGATAACGTCGCTGCGTTATTCTTACCAAGACAGTAACGGCGACCCGAACGGGCTACCGTCCGGGCTTCGGTTTGACCTTACCTGGCAACCCACAGGCGGCGCAAGTGCGGGCGACCTTAGCATACTATTAACGACACAAAGCGCGGGAGGGGCGACCGTTCCGGCGCTTATACGTATCTTGTCGACCGAAAGCGGCGCGGGCATAACGTCCGAAACCGGCCAATTTATCGCCCTAATTTAAACCTTACAGTATGCCAACCGCACCCACCTTTATTGATACGGACGTCGACGCGATCGTCGCGCGGCTTGTTAGCAAATACGAAGCCGACACCGGCCGCGCGTTGGAACCCGCCCAGGCCGAACGCCTGCTAATTAATATGGTCGCTTACGAGGTCAAGATCGTACGCGAACAGTTGCAAGCAGCGGCGGAACAAATGCTGGTTAGTTTTGCGGTAGCGCCCGCGTTGGATTTCCTGGCGGAGTTGGTCGGCGTTGTCCGGCTACCGGCCGCCGGGGCGCTTACCAACGTGCTTTTTACCGTCGCGCCTTCGCATCCTGGCGTTTTGGTACCCGCCGGTACGCGCGTTGCGACCTCCGACGGCCAGGTAATATTTAGGACGGTTGCCGATCTAACGATAACGAGCGGCAACACAACCGGGGCCGTGTCGGCGGTCGCAACGACTACCGGCGTGGCCGGTAACGATTACGCGATCGGCGACGTTTCCGGAATCCTCGACCCGTTGCCGTACCTTGTCAGCGTCGCGAACACGACCGTAACGGCAAGCGGCGCGGACGCCGAAACCGACGAAGCGTTACGCACCCGCGTAAAGTTGGCGCCGTCGGCGTTTAGCGTTGCGGGCCCGACTAACGCTTACAAATACTTCGCCCTCCAGGTCAGCCCTACAATTATCGACGTGTCGGTACTTAGCAGCGTTCCGGGCACCGTCCAGGTTTACCCGTTGGTCACCGGCGGCATAGTAACCCCCGCGCATATCCTTAGCGCCGTACTATCCGCCCTTAGCGCGGAGGACGTGCGGCCGTTAACCGACACTGTGACAGTACTTAGCCCTACGTTGGTCCCTTACGACATCGAAGTCGAAATAACGACGTACACGGACGCCGACGAGGCGCTGGTCGTGGCTCAGGCCACCGAAGCGTTAACCGCTTACGCCGCCGCGCGCGGTTCGGTTATCGGCCAGGACGTTAAGCGCAGCCAAATAACCGCCTTATCGGTCGGCACGTTAGGCAGCGTTTTCGACGTTACCGTCGTTGCGCCGGCGGTCGACGTCGTCGTCGACGGTACCGAGGTGCCGGTCGTTGGAACCATTACCGTAACCGTAACCGGCCAAACAAATGGATAACATAGCCAGCGCGCTAAGCGGCGCCAACCACATAACAGCGATAGGGCGCGCAGCAGGCGCCGAACTGGCGGAGGTACCGACCAACGGGCTACTAATGTACCTGGTGGACAGCGCGCCGGAAAGCGCCCTCTATCATTTGGCGGATCAGTTCGGCGTTCTTGGTTGGGCGGGTTGGCGCTTAGCCGCTACCGTGGCGGCGCGGCGCGCGCTGATAAAAAAGGCGATCGTACTACACCGCAAAAAAGGTACTGTTTTCGCGATCAAAGAGGCGGTGCGCGCGGTCGGCTTCGATAGTGCGGAGGTCCGCGAGGGCGTCGGCGTCGACTACGATGGGACGTATGTTTACGACGGCTCCATCACTTACGCGGGCGGGAATTGGGCGACCTTTCGCGTTACCGTGGCCGTGGGCGCCGACGTGTCGATAACGCCCGAACTGGCCGCCAATATGCGCGCCCTGATCGAAGAGTACAAAAACGCGCGTTCGCATCTTATCGACGTATCTTTCGCGATAAGCCTGGCGGACACGTTAAGCCCTTCGGAAATATTGGAGTACGACGATGGGCAGATCGTCGACCAACTTTTCCCCGGCGTCGATTATTCTGGCGAAGCGTTTTATAATGGCGCGCAAACGCACAATAATGGCGCAGATATTGTAAATTTGCGGGTATACCGTAACGGAACACTCATAGAAAATGGATACTACTGATAAATTCGCGCCTAAAGGCGTCGTTAAGCTGGACATCTACAAAGATGGGGCGCTGGTTGAGGCTTACGAAGATCGTAACCTTATCGTATTGTCGGGCCGTAACGCCGTCGCGGCGTTAATCGGTGCGGCTACCGCCGGTAAGGCCGTCGACCGTTACGCCGTCGGCACGAACGGCGCCGAAACCGTGTTGACCGATACGGCGATCACCGCACCGTTCAATAAGGCCGTGGCGGGCATTACATACCCGTCGGGCGCGGTTCAATTCAGCTTTACGCTGGAATTGGCGGAGAACAACGGCGTAACTATTCGCGAGTTCGGTTTGCTTTGTGTCGACGGTACGCTTTTTGCGCGCATCGTTCGCGCGCCCATTATCAAAGACAATACGGTCCGTATCGAAGGGACCTGGACAATAACCTTTTAAAGCCCTACAATAATGGCAAACCTGACAGAAAGCGCAGTTTACGAAGCGGGCATATACCAGTTGGAAACGACCGACCCCGTTATCGGTGGACCGAGCGGAATTTCTAACCTCCAGGCCAAACAGTTGGCGAACCGCACAAAATACATTTACGATATTTTGGCCGCAGGTGGCGTTGGCGCCGAGGCGCTGGAGTTTTCCGGCGATCTCAACACGCTAAAGGCGCCCGGCTTTGTGTTGGTGCGCAGCACGGCCACTAACAAACCGATTTCTGGTTTGGGGCATCTTATCGTAACCGGGCGGCAATCCGTGCCGGAACTTGCGAACGTGCCGGGTGCGGTACAAATGTTCCTGAGCCAACAGGTCAACCAAATATTTTTCCGGTTCCTTGCGGGCACGACATGGACGGCGTGGTTTGGCTTGCAGACCACCACGGCCGCCGATACCGCTTCGCAAATGTTCACCGGGATGATCGGATATTTCCCGACAGCAGCAGCGCCAAACGGCTGGCTACCGGCCAACGGAGCGCAGGTTAGCCGGACCACTTACGCGGCGCTATTCGCCCGCATCGGCACGACGTCCGGCACGGGCAACGGCACGACGACGTTTACCTTACCGGACCTTCGCGGGTTGTTCGTTCGCGGACTTGACGACGGGCGCGGCATCGACCCGGCGCGCACCCTTGCGACATACCAGCCGCACGTTACCGCGCTCAAAGCGCATACACACAACTACGACAAAGCGGTCGTTTCGGCGACCCGCTACGTTAACGACCTTGGTGTCGGCAACGGGTCGCCCGTTACGCTCGTAAATTCATTCACCCCCACCGCGAGCAGCAGCAGCGCCGAAGTACCGGGCAACCCGGACAACGTAGCTTTACTAGCTTGCATAAAATACTAACAGCATGGTTACCATATACCACTACGACGAGAAAACCGGGCACTACATCGGCCAGGGCGTTGCGCCAAGCAACCCCGCCGAACCAAGCGCCCCACTATTGCCCGCGCACAGCACGACCGTACCGCCACCATCTGGCCCGGTACGATTTGACCCCGTGGTCGGCGATTGGCTCGCAGCAGGCGACGCCAAGGCCGCGCCCGTTGTGGCCGTGGTGCCAGAAGTAGAAACAAAGACAGCGCCGCCAAACGCGGGCCCCGAAAAGGTACAGGCAGCGGAGCAACCTAGCGAGCGCCCCACCAAGGGCCGCAAGTCGCGACGGCGGTAAATAGTGGGATTTTTAGTTAAGGAAACGTTAAAATCTGCAAAACGCTTGCAATAGTGTAAAGAGCGCCTTATCTTTACACTATCAACTAACAAAGGCGATAAACGCCGCAAACTTTAAAGAAATGGAAACATTTAAAACGGTAGACTTATTTTCGGGGTGTGGTGGAATGTCTTTAGGGTTCCAAAATGCAGGATTTGAAATCCTTGCTGCATTTGATAATTGGAAACCAGCCTTAGAAGTTTACAAAGAAAATTTTGGCCACCCAATTTATGACTTCGATCTTAGTTCGGATGAAAGCAAAGATTTTATTAGTGGCTTAAGTCCTAACTTAATAATTGGTGGGCCGCCTTGCCAAGATTTTTCAAGCGCAGGAAAAAGAGATGACACATTAGGTAGAGCGGATTTAACAATCTCTTATGCTAATATTGTTAGTACTGTAAAGCCTGAAATGTTCGTAATGGAGAATGTTGAAGGAATAAAAAAGAGTAGAATTCTAAAAGAAGCAATTCAAATTTTAAGAGGTGCGGGTTATGGCTTAACAATGGAAGTTCTTGATGCAAGTCTATGTGGAGTTCCTCAAGCAAGAAAGCGGTTTTTTATGATTGGTAGACTAAATGAATCTGATGACTTTCTGATTCCTTATCTTCAAAATAACCTTTCAAAACAGCCAATGACAGTTTATGATTATCTTGGAGATTCACTTGGGATAGAGCATTATTATAGCCATCCAAGAAGCTACAAAAGACGTGGTGTATTTAGCATCCATGAGCCTAGCGCAACTATTCGTGGAGTTAACAGACCTATTCCGGCAGGTTACCCAAAACATCCAGGAAACCCAGTTGATGTTTCTGAAAATGTAAGGTCATTAACAACAATCGAACGGAGCTATATTCAAACATTTCCAAAATCTTTTAAACTTTGCGGAACAAAAACTAATTTAGAACAAGCAATAGGAAATGCTGTACCTGTGAAGTTAGGAGAATATGTTGCACAATGTATTGCAGCATATTTAGCTGATAAGGAGGGATATAAGAAAAAAACAATTCTCAAAGCTGCCGAATCCGTGCAAAAAGCATATACAGAGTGTGTGGCTCGCAACCGAGAGTAGCGCAAAACACCTTAAATAGACCACAAACCCAGGGCGCGCCGGGCTTTTTTAGTTAAGGAAACGTTAAGGTTTGCAAAATGCTTGATATAGTGTAAAGTTACCCGTAGATTTGACCTATCAACTAACGAAGGCGATAAACGCCGCAAACTTTAAAGAGATGAATACGATTAATAAATACAATATAGCCACGTTTGCCGAACGCCTTTTGTCTGAAATGGGTGGTGACGCTTTGGAAATTTGCACTGGCGATTGCGCCACCTTTGCAAAGAAGACGCAAGACCAGTTTGGCGGCGTAATCAAATACACCCCTTCTTTTGAGCTGCTTGACGAAATTAATGGCCGAGCCCAAGAAGAAAGTACCGAGTTTTTGCGGCGCGACCCTTCTCACTGCTGGGTAGAGATTGACGGCGTGTTTTTTGACGCTTTTGATACCGATGGCGTGGAAGACGAAAATTACCTGCAATTTGTTGAGAAGGTATAAATTCTAACGGGCCACGGCCGCAACAACAGACAATATGAGCGCTTTTGACTATGCGAAAGAAGCAGCCGAGCGCATGGCCCGGCTAGATTTTAACGAAGGGGCGCCTAGCGACCCCTCCAGGTATGGCGCCCTAGAAATAAGCGCCTGGGCGGGATGGTATCGCAACGAGTATGCCAGACAGGTCGATCTAACCGGCCAGGGCGAAAATGATCGCCCACAAAGCCAAAAGGATAGCGGCGGCGATAAGGCAGCCCAGGCGGCGGTCGGACGCTTCGACGTCGGCCGATAAGTTTTCAAGTGGGTTTTTGTCGTTTTTCATTTTTTTTACTGCAAAGCTAAACGTTTTTTCGTAGTTTTGCAAAAAAGTTGAGAAATGACAAAAGCCCAAATAGCCGAAGCCCTGGCCGCCGTTTACGACCCGCTGGAGGAAATAGACCGGCGCGCGATAGAACTAAACGTAAAAATTACTGACCTTGCGCGCATTAGCGGCGTGCACTATGCGACGATCTACCGCTGGTTCCGACAGCCGCCCGCCGCGCTGGAAACAACGCGCCGCATTATTGCCGTCCTGGACTTAATCGAGGCGGAGCAAAT